CGCCTACGGCTGACCGGAGATGAACGTGACGCGGTGGAGCGGGCGGCGGCACACCTTGAGGGCAGCGGCTGGAGTGTAGCCACGCTTCGCGGCCTGCTGGATCGGACGAAGTGCGCTACACATTGAGCATCCGGACCATGGTCTAATAGGGGTATGCCAACCCCTGCCCATATCCAGCGGCTTGTGGCGTCCGAACTGGCCGCCGCCCTGTCTGCTCACACCTGGACCACGGCGATCCCCGCGGTCGCCGCGGCCTTCCGCCGGGTGCCCGACTACCAGCTCGAGGACCTGGGCAGCCTCAAGGTCTCGGTGGTGCCAGGCCCGATCGGGGTCAACGGCAACGACCAGGGGCAGCCGCGGGGATCCGACTTCTTCGAGGTTGGCGTCGGCATCGTTCTGGCCAGGCACGTCGGCAGCGACCAGGAAATTGCCGACCTGGAAGACTTGAACATGGCCATCGTGGACGCGATCCGCAGCTACCACGTCACGCTGGCCGAACTGCCATACGCCGATTGGACGGATATTTCGATACCGACCCCATATGACCGCGAGGCCCTCACCGAGCGGAACGTGTTCCTGTCGCAGATCGAAGTGATGTGGATGGTGCCGCAGGACAAGCTGGCGGCCCCAGAGCCCCCGGCCCCGTAGCGAGGCCGCCATGCTGTTCGTCCGCCGAGCCCCGGCCCTGTTCCCCGGCTTGCAGCTGCGGGTGCCGTCGATCCCGACTACCATCAGCACGCGGTATTTCTTTGACCGGGCGGAGGTAAAAGCGGCCCTGACGCGGATGGAGCACTATTCCCTGTCGCGAAGCGGGCTGCTGGTGCGTCGAACGGCCGCAAAGTCGATCAAGAAGGTTGGGGCAGCTCGCCCGAAACTCAAGATCATGCGGGATAACCGAAATATCCCAATGGCCATCCTGCTAAAAGCACCTGGCCTGCGGGCGTCGGCACGTCGCGGGCTTGAGCAGCGAATCGCGGAAATCAAGTTCCCGCCCGCCTCTCCGCCAGGCACGCCGCCGTTCACGCACGTCCCGCACTCGCACATGCTTGGGTTCCGAAGGAATCTTTACAACGCAGTCGATCTATCGACTAAGTCTGCAGTCGCCGGCCCAAGCAAGAAGGGCGACGATTGGAGCATCGTTCACCTGCACGAGTTTGGCGGAACCAAAACGCTGCAGCAGTGGATGTGGGTGCCGGAACACCCGCGATACAAGACGCCAATCGTCAAGTGGACGAGCATACGGACGAGCCCTGGTGGAGGCCGGTGGCTGCCAACGGGACAAAAGCAGACGTTCAACTATCCGGCACGCCCGTATATGCTTCCGGCCCTCACCGCCTGCCGCCCCAAGCTCGCCAAGATGTTCGAGGGCGCCTTCTCCGCCGGCCGCGTCGGCAGTCCGTAGACCACTGGTATACTGGTGTTCAGGGGCGGCATTCGTGCCGCCTAAGACCCAACCAGTAGCTAGAGGGCAGCATGGCGACGTACACGCTCGGCAAAGACTACACCGTGTCGGGCCTGGCCGGTGCCTCCGAGCTGACGGTGACGCGGGAGGGCGAGCGGATCGACGTCACGACCCGCGAGCACGCCAAGCCGTTCAAGCTGACAGTCGCAGGGTTTGCAGCCACCACGATCGAGTGCAGCGTGTTTGCCACGTCATCGACCTCGTTCACGGTTGGCTCGCCATACACGATCACGCTGAACGGCGAAGCCTTCACTGACGTTGTCTGCATGGCCGCGACTCGCGAGGAGCCGCAGGCAGGCATCATCACCTACCGGCTCAAGTTCCGCCCCGGCACGCCGCACGAGACCGCCAACCGCGTGCAGGTCGGCCCCGGCGGCTACCGCACCTGACCCCTAGCTATCTGGAGAGTCCATGCCTGCCGTTCAATACAAACTGGGCCGTGACGCTGTCGCATCGCTCCCCGGCGTGAGCAACGACGACATTCGCGACGTGACGATCAACGTCACTGCCGAGGAGTTGGACGTGACCACGTTCCTCGCAACGGCGATCACCGAGGCGGCCTATATGCCTGGCCTCACCGAATGCACGATCGACGTGGTGTGCATGAACCACACGGCTGCTGTTGGCGATAGCGAGGCCCAGGACGTTGCAGGTCTGCCGAGCGACCTTGATGCGACCGTGCTCAACATTTCGGAGCGGGTCACGCCGCGGGGCACCGTCGAATACACCATCAGCTACGGACTGTCGCCGTCTACTGGCGGAGCCTGACGCTAGCGCGGGGCTCGCCATGCCGACGACCAACGTCAAGCTGGGGCACAACCAGAAGTTCAGGCTTGACGGCTTTGTGATGGAAGGCACTCGCGACGTCGAGGTGTCGATTGACACGAAGCAGCACGACGTCACGGCCTGGGACCATTCGTGGACTTCGACGCTGCCACTGCAAACGGACGTGACCATCCGGACAACGCTGTATTGGCAGAGGGAAATTGGCCGTATTTGGTCGAAGTTCAACAAGCATCCGCCGCAGAAGGTGAATCTTTCAATCGACGGCGTGATTAGCGGGCCGTTCGTGCCCGTGGAAATGCAGATTGCCAACCCGCTCAACGGCGTGCTGGCCTACGACGTGACGTTCAAGCTCTGGAACTACTAATGAAGCCTTTTCAGACCAGTGACGGTCGGCAGTACGAAATCGCCGTCAACGTCGGCACGGTAAAGCGGGTTCGCGATCTGACAGGCATCAACCTGCTCGGCCTGGTGGGAGACCAGAAGGCCGTGGGCCAGCTGTTCGAGGACGACGTGAAGTTCTGCGAGGTGCTCTGTGCCGTCGTGCGACCGCAGCTCGAGGCTGCCGGCAAGAGCGACGACGACTTTTTCGCGGCGATCAACGGCGACGTTATTGAGACCGCTGCGGAGGCGCTACTCGCGGAGGTTGTAAATTTTTTCCAAGAGCCGAGGAGGACGCTCCTCCGGACGGCGATGGAGAAGTACCAGACGGCGTACCGCAAGGTGCGAGCCGAAGGCGCCGCCGCCGCCGAGAAAGCGATGGAGAGCCTGGACTTCGAGGCGAGCCTGCGCCAGACCCTTACGAACTCTGCTTCGAGCTAGCCGGGATCTGTGGCGTGGAGCCTTGGGGCCTCACGTTGCGTGAATTGGATTGGATGGCGTGGGGCAGATCAAACGACCACTGGAATCACACGGCGTCAATCATGGCACTACTGGCCGCAATCCACAGCGATCCGAATAGCGGCAAGACTCCGTCGCCGGCGGACTATCACCCATTCCTTGAGCCGCCGCCGATGCCAAAGGCCACGCCGGAGCTGCTCCGGTCGCTGTTCCCAGGCAAGAAGCCGCCGGAGGGGGTGAAACTTGGCTAGTGCTGGAGGTATTCGCGCTGGTGCCGCCTACGTCGAAATCTTCGCGAAGGACGGTGCATTTCAGCAGGCCATGAGCCGCGTGCAGTCGAAGATGGCCACGGTGGCCCAATCGCTGCAGCGTTTCGGCACTGGTATGTCGCTCGGCGGGGCCGCGCTCGGCGCTCCGCTCGTCCTGGCGGCCCGCCAGGCTGCAGGGTTTGAGGATGCGTTGCTCGCGATGAAGGGGGCGGCGAAGCTCGCAGATAACGAGATTGCCAAGCTCGCGTCTGCCGCAAAATCTTTGAGCCTTGAAACGGGAATGTCTCCGACGGCCATTGCAAAAGGCTTTGCGGAACTTGCAAGGCAGGGTATGTCGGTTGAAAACATCCTTGGAGGTGCCGGGAGGGCGGTCGCAGAGTTCTCAAGCATTTCCGGAGTCGAGGCAGAGCGTGCCGCATTCTTTATGAATGCGGCAATGAGCAACTACGGAGTCTCGGCCCAAGAAGCAGTAGATACCCTTTCTGCCGCATCCGACTCCAGCTCGGCAACGATCGACAGCCTTGTTGAATCATTCTCCCAGGTTGGTTCGGTCGGCGCCGAGGTTGGTATGTCATTGTTCGGCCTGTCCCAAGCGCTGGGCGTGCTGGCCGACAAGGGAATTGTTGGCGAGGAGGCCGGCACTGCGCTCAAAACGATGGTGACCAAGCTCATCGCGCCAACCAATGACGCGAACGAGGCGCTCAAAGAGCTTGGCCTGACGGTTGCGGACTTTCGCGACCAAAACGGTGAGATGCTCCCGCCGCAGCAAATTGCAGGTGTATTCGCGAACGTGCAGAAGCGAATGGGGGAAGATGGGTTCGGCAAAATGGCTAATCAAAAGGCCATAACGGACGTTTTTGAGCAGCGAGGCATCAAGGTCATCATGGCGTTTGCCAACGCCGGAATAGATGGCTTTGATCGCATGGGCAAGAAAATGTCGGACTCGCTTTCCGTAAGCGAAAAGTTTGCCGTCACGATGCAGGGTCTTTCGGGGCAGTTTCGCAGGCTCCAAACCGGCGTTGAGCTTGTGTCGATCGCATTTGGTGAAGCCGTATCGGGGCCGCTGAAGTCCACGACGGACGTCCTTTCCGGAATGCTGCAGTTTGTCGCCAAGCTCATCGGGCAATTTCCAGGGCTGGCCGTAGCGGTTTCGGCCGTTGCGGCCGGCATGGTCGCCCTTGGCACCGCGGCCATTGCCGCCGCGCTTGCAATCAAGGGCGTGGCAGCCGCCAGCGCAATCCTTGCGGCTCTGGCCAGCCCTGCCGGTGGCATTGCCCTGGTGGTGGCGGCCATTGCGGGCCTAGCTGCCTACATGACCGGAGCCTTCGATGATCTCGAAGGCTGGGCCATGCGGCTCAAAAGCGTATGGGCAAAGCTCGGCATCTACATTGCCGCGGCATTCGACCAGAATTTTTTCGCGATGGGCATGGAGGCGGCACTAAAAAAGGTTGACGACGACTTCGCGAAGTGGGAGGCCGGCAGAAAAGACAAAAAGGGCAATGCTCCTGGGGCGGCCGGCAACGCAATGAAGCCGGACAAGAACAAGGCCCCAATGGGCGTTGACCCGTTCGCTCGCCGCGAAATGGAAGCAGAGCTGGCCAAGGAAGACGCTGAAGCCGAGCAGGACATGACTCGGGCGATCTCCCAGCAGACCGACGCATACTTCAAGGCGATCAAGAAAGCCGAGGAGTTTGGCGATGCCGGCAAGGCCGCTGCCGACGAGTATTTCGCTGGGCTCGCCAAGCTACAGGAGCAACTCCTTGGGGGAGTTCTGAATACCACGAGCTACGGCCAAGCGGCCGAGGCTCTTGGAGACCAGTTTGCCGGCCAGCTCGAGGCGATGCGTGAGTCGGAGCGAAATCGCGGCACCGGCCTGGGGCCGAGCCTTGGCGGGTTTGGCGTTGGCGGCGGGGCCGGCGGCATTGGCATCGGGCCGGAGTTGAACCCGATCGCGGATGCCACGAAGCAGACGGCCGCGAACACGGCAGTAGCCGCCAATGCCCTCCAGCAGATTGTGGCCGGTCAGGGCGCGATGGGTGGGCCGATGGCGGGGCCGGCCGCCGTTGGGGCTCCTATCGCCGGAGGGGCGTTTGCGGGGGGCGCTGCGGCGCCGATGGCCGCAGCCGTGCCAGCCGCCGCCGCCTCTGCCGAGGCTGGCACGCAAATCACTGCCGGCTTTCTCAAGCTGGGCGAGCACATGACAAGGCTGCGAAACACGATGGCGGTGGCGATGACAACGAATAACCAGCTGACCGCCACCAGCAACGCCTTTCTGGAGAGGATCGCCTACAAGATGGAGAAATCGGGGGCCGCGTTTTTATGAGCACGAACATCGCGGTTTACGAACTGGCCGACTCTGGCACCGGCAGTGTCTCCTACGATTTTGAAGCCGGAGAAAACCGCGAATGCACGCGGCGTTTTTTGATCGGCCAATGCGACGGCTTCAACCAGGCCGTCGAGCTGATTGAGCCTTACGCGCCTCAATACATATTGGCCGGCTACGGGCCTTTCTGGACGCGCCGCAAGCTCGACATAAAGCCTGTCGGCAATCGGTACTATGACGTCAGCGCGACATGGTCAACGCTGCTGCCGCGATTCGAGGCCAGCGACGACGGCGGCGGTGGTGGTGGCGGCGAGGAGCCGCTTGCTGGCGGAATCGCCTGGGACACGACCGGACACACGACCCATATCACGCAGGCTTTTGGCACGACTGCCTATCCGGCCGGCGGGCCTGACATTTATGACGCGATAAATATGTCCGGCGATTCGGTCAACGGATTGGACGTCGTCCGGCCGTCGCTGCGTTATTCCGAGACCTGGATCGTGCCGGCCGCTATGGCCGTTGGGGGCCAGTTCATCAGCTCGGTGTATTCGCTGACCGGCACGGTGAACAACGCCCCGTTTCGGTTCTTCGATGCCGGCGAAGTGCTATTCATGGGAGCACGAGCCCAGTGGCAAGGTGGCGACCCGTTCGTTGCTGTGACATTCGATTTTGAGTGCCGCCCAAACCGGACGGCGGAATACGTCAAGGGAATCGCCCAGTTCCCGATCAAGGGCTGGCAGTATATGTGGGTCATGTACGAGCCAAAGAACGAATCGGACAGACTCGTGCAAATGCCAATCTATGCCTATGTGCAGGACGTGTACCAAGAGAAGGATTGGACTCCGCTGATGATCCCAGGCCTGCAGCCCGCCAAGCCAAAGCGAGCCCGGAGTCCAAAACCGCCAAAGCCTGTCGCCCCGGCCGGCCCGCTCAATCTCGACCAGATCGGGCCATGAAAGACCCACGCAACCACGTTTTGCGCGGCCAGCCGCTCCGCCTGGCGGCCGAGCAGGTGAACAGCCTCAACTCGCTGATGCGGGTCAACACCGGGTTCAATTCTGGGCCAGTTGACATTCCGCAGGCGGCCAAAAACGTCATTTTGTGCCGAAATAGTTCCGGCGCAGACGTTGATCGCTGGGGCGTGCTTGAAATCTCCGGCGTAGTGTTTGATCCCGGCGACGGAGCAAGTGCCGAGGCGACGTTTCAGAGCACGCCATGTGTCACTGGAGTGACGCCAACGGACTCATCCAAGCCGTTTGTAATTGCTGTCGAGCCCATAGCGAGCGGAGCCATTGGCCGTGTTTCCGTCGCAGGCGTCGTGCAGTGCAAGCTGGACGTGGCTGCTGCTGGAGACGTGACGGCAGGAGCAAAATCTGGCTCACTAACAGAGCTGAAGACAGGAAGCGGACCAGCTAGGATCATCTGGAAGCAAGGCGGCACTGGCGGCGGAAAGTGGGCGCTTGTCGCCATTGGAGGCGGAGAATCTGGGGGCGGCCCGCGTCTCGGCACGGTCTCCGCGACGTGGGCAAAGGGTGCTACTGCCACCGTGACACAGATCAAGGCAGATGGGTCAGCGCTTTCGCCAACGGTTGCGTTCACCGCCACAAATCATTTCGCCGCCGTCACCGTCGCAAGCGGCACAAAGAAGGTTCTCTGCGTGTTCGTCGGTGACCGATGGCTTCTCGTCGCTGCGGAGTGCTGATGTTCGACATTCTCGCCGCCATCCAATCTGCCGATCCGCCGTCGCTGGTGCTGTGGTCGCTATTCGCGTTCGCTGCCGGGATGTACCCGCTTGGGTTCATGCTGGGGTCAAGCTGCTCGGCTTGCTGCAACCCGTGCAGCCTCTGCGAGACAGGCTCGCTGCCAGACACTGTGACGGTCACATTCGACAACTTTCACGAAAAGTCGGTCGTCGGCGTCTCTAGGGTGTTCTTTGGGCCGCTAAGTCAGTTTTCTAGCTGCTTTGGTGGTGGCGCAGAGGGCATCGTGACCGCCCCGGTTGGCGACCCGGAAACAGACAAGGGGCCGATCACTGGCGTGCTACTCACCAACCCCGGCAGTGGCTACGCCAAGCTCGCCCGCGTGGCTCCCACGCTGACGGTGAGCGGCGGCAGTGGCACTGGCCTGACCGTCACTCCGACCGTGACGGCGACGAATGACGCCTGTGGCATCCCCACCTGGAAGATCGCCTCGGTCACGTTCTCTGGCGGCACGGGGTACGCCAACGGCGAGACGCTTACGGTATCGACCAAGGCTGGCGACACGACCGTGGCGGCTGCGGTGCTGACTGTGCAGACCGACCCCCGCTCCCAGCCGACACTGACGGCGAGCGTGTCGGGTGGCACGGGGGCCACGCTGACGCCGACGCTCGCGAGCAACGGCACCACGCCGCAGACCTGGGGCGTGGCGAGCGTATCTGTCAGCGGCACGACTTCGGGCTACACCGATGGGGCTTCGGTGACATTCAGCTACGGGGCCAACGTCACCGAGCAGACCAAGGCCACGGCGGTTATCAAAACCGCCCGCACCACGCCGACGATCACTGCGAGCGCGTCAGGCGGCAGCGGCGCGTCCCTGACGGTCACGCTTTCGCAGTCGCCAACCACGCCGAGCGATACGGCCCTCTGGCACGTTGACTCCGTGGCAGTGGCGAACGGCGGCACGGGCTACACGGACGGCGATCCGGTGACGTTCACCCTGACGGACGGGACGCAGGTGACGGCAGCGAGCGGGACGATTGCGACGACCGAAGCTGGAAGAGAGAATCCGAACCTCACACCGTATGTCTGGGGCGTTGACGGCACTACTGGCGGGTCTGGTGCAGTGCTGTCTGCAACGATGGTAAGCAACGAAGATGATCCAGAAACGTGGGGCGTGTTTCCAATCAACGTAATTGAAGGAGGCAGCGGATACGAGGTTGGAGAGTATTTTTGGTATTCGGAGTTTGGCACTGGTTTTGCCAGTATTCATCCGTACTACTTGGTTGAGACGGACGGGTGGCTCATTACGAGTGTCGATGAGAACGGCGCGATCACGGGCGTCGGGCTTGATGAGTTCGGCGGCATTGGAAAGTTCTACAAGGCAACCGGCAACGGCGTCATCCAATCAGTGACAATCACGAACGGCGGCGACTACTACAAGGCGACCGGCGAAATCTCGCGCGTGGTAGTGACGAACCCTGGTCAGTACTACTACTACACGGGCGTCCCGACTGGCGTGACGATCACCAATGGCGGCGAATACTACCGCGAGGACGCCAGCCTGCCGCCGTATGTGGCGACAGTCACTGGCAACATTGGGCAATTTTCTCCGAGCGACGGAGCAGGAGCCGTCATCACGGCGGTCATCGACAGCAACACGTCGAGTCCAAACTTTGGTCGCGCTGTCGGGTTGAGTATTGACGATGGCGGCGACGGATATTTGGCGGCTGTGACCGGCGGAACGTCATGCTGCGGACAGCACTGGAACGGGCGCAGCGTCGTGCTGCGGAAGGAAACCGCACTCCCGCTCTCCGGCGGCGCGGCGAACTGCCGGTACAGCCACAAAATGTGTGGCGGCTTCAGCAATCTCAAAGCCGCTGGTCACGTTCGCTTGGAATACAACGGCCCGCTGAAATCACCATTTGTGAGGGTTGAGACAGAGCTTTCAAATTCCTCAGAAGCGACCGCCAATGTGTGCGACGCCGACTTCCATGCGCCTGCACTTCCGGGCGGCGTGCCGTATGACTGCTCTAACTTGGCATTTACCGCTTTTGCTAGGGCAGGTGGAGTCGCAACAGCGAGCGTGACGCCGGGGGGCGAATACGTCGAAGACTACCTAAATCCCGGCGGGTTGGCATGCGCGTCGTGCTGCAAGGGCAGCGGCGAGGTGCCACAAGAAATTGCTATTGAGATCACAGGCAGCACTATTTCCGCGTTTGATGGCGTCTACGTCAGAAGCGTGGTTTCAATAAATTCCCAAGATGGCGTGCATTGGGGGAATTATGCAAGTGCAAATGAACTGATGGTACTGGTTTCTCTTGAGCCATCGGAAGCGTGTACTGACTGCGACTCACACTGCCGAGTGCTTGTGCATTTTCAGCATCCCACGGCAATTGCAGCGGTAAACAATTACACGAACAGCCCAGACGCACCGGCCGAACGGTGCGTGTCTGTGCCGATATGCAATCCGTATGGCACATACACGCTCTGCTCCTACTACCACAACAATCAGGGCGTGCTCACGAAAAACTGCGAGTTCACCGCTGAGGTTGGGCCAGCGTGAACTGCGACTTCGACAACCCGGCGATGACCTGCCCGACCTGCGGCTACCGGGCCAAACGTCTGCCCACCTACCGCGAGTGCCGCCCCGTGCCGGTGAAATCGTGGAAGCCCGTACCCGTCGGCGACCTCGTCGAGCGGTGGCTGACGCGGCTGGGTATCACGCGGGAGCGCGTCGAGCGGTGGACTCGCACGGAAGGCATACCGGGGGGGTGTGGGTGCGAGGCTAGGAAAAGATGGCTGAACGAGGCGGGGAACCGCGTGCAGATCGCGGCCCGCGGCTGGCTGCTCAAGGTTCACGTCATCTACTTCGGACCCTAGCGTCTTTGTGCAGTGCTAGCAGGCAAACCGGCATTGACGCCTGGCATGGCTGTGGCAGTCTCGTGCTATCGGCCTATACGGAGGACCAGATGGCCAAGCGTAAGACGCTGACGCAGCTCACCGCCGACCGAGTCCCACGAAAGGGAATGGCTCCGTGGGAGGAAAGTATTTCGATGGACCTGCGGGCCGAGCTTGAGGAGGCCTACCTGGACTACAAGGCCGGCAAGCGAGGCACCAAGACGGGGTTCTGCAGGGCGTTGTCGGCGGCACTGGCGGAGTGCGGTCACGCAATCGGGCACGCGGGAGTCGAAGGGTGGCTGAAAAGACGCCAGGCACAAGGCTGACCGGGAAGGTTGCCGCCAAGCTCCCGCCGCCCGAGCCTGCCCGCGATGCGGAGCAGGTGACGCAGCGCCGCGACGGCGAGGTGCTCGAGGCCAAGAGCACGTCGCGGACGATCCGCACCGTCGAGGATCTGCTGCGGCATATCGAGGCCGACTTAGAGCGATATGAAGTCGCGGCCAGTGAGGCAACCAAGTGGGAGTGTGCCACCGGCGGCGACAACGGGCCGGAAGTGACCGAGCTGTTCCGGGTGTTCGTGAGGCTCAAGCCGAAGGCCGGGCCGGGTGTGCGGGAATGCGTCGAGGCGATGATCGAGGCGGCGAAGAAGGAGATTCGCCGGCCCTCAACCAAATCCGTCAAGGCCCCGCCAGGCGGCCTCTGGCAAGTGCTCGTCGTCGCGGATACGCATTTCGGAAAATACTGCTGGAACAAAACCGCGGGCGGTGGCGACTACGATCTCGACATTGCCTCGCGGCTCGTGACCGAGGCCAGCGATAGCCTGCTGGCTATTGGCGATTCGCACAAGCCGGCCAGGCGGACGATTGCCTTCTTGGGCGATCTCTTCCATTACGACACGCCGGCCGGCACCACGACGGGGGGCACGCCGCTCGAGCGGGACGGCCGGCTCCAGAAAATGATCGAGGTCGGCTGCGACACACTGCTGTCGCTCGTGGAGAAGTCGGCGGCTACCGCTCCGACCGACGTTGTGATCGTCAACGGGAATCACGACGAAGTTCTGACGTGGACGTTCCAGCGGATCATGCTTGAGCGATTCCGCAACGACAAGCGGGTGAACGTGCGGGCAGGCTTCACGGGCAGGCAGTATGCCCACCACGGCGGCACGCTGCTGGGGTTCGCTCACGGCCACAAGGCCAAAGCGAAACTGCCGCAGCTCATGGCGTTGGAATCGCCGCAGGAATGGAGCAGTTGCCCGTACCGCGAATGGCATACCGGGCATTTCCACTCCCAGGCAGCCGAGTGGCAGCGGCCGATTGAAACGCTCCAGGGGGTGATCGTGCGGACGGCTCCGGCCTTGAACCCGCCGGACGATTATCACGCGGTGAATGGCTGGATTGCCAGCCGGCAGGCAATGGAAACATTCCTCTACGCCGAGCGTGGCGGTCTGCAGTCGATGCACGTCGCAGGCCCGTACATGGGTGGCACATGATCGACCGCCCGCCGCTCACCGAGGACTACATCGCCAAGGCCATGCAGGACGCCAGGCAGTTCCAAGCAAATTGGGACTGCGGCACGTCTGGCGTTTTGGCGGCTCACACTTTCAGGCTTATCAAGGAGAGGGAAATGCAAATGGCGCGGATTGCGGAGTTGGAGCGGGAGTTGGCCGAGCTGCGGGCATTGCATGATGCCCCGGAACTGCCGCCGGAATATGCGAATGTCCGCCTGGTGCCGGCCGAGGTTGCCGAGCAGCCGGTCTTTGACGAGCCGATCCCGGTTGCCACGTCGATGCCACCGGAGCAGATTGAGGCGGCATGGGCCGGCATCAAGGCCCGCCGCGATGCGATGCTCGCCAGAATCAAGGAGGACCCAACGCCGGCGGCGGATGCAATCGTCTATGCGGCAGTGCGGCCAAAGCTGATTGGGGTGACGGGCCGGGCCGGCAGCGGCAAGAGCCTAGTGGCTAGCATGGTTGGAGGCATGGTCATACAGCTGGCGGACCCGCTCTATGCGGCCCTGTCCGTCATGCTCGGCTTGCCGGAGGTGCTGCTTCGAGATCGGCAGTTCAAGGAACGCACGATTGAGTGGCTCGGCAAGTCGCCGCGGCAAATGCTCCAGACGCTCGGAACCGAGTGGGGGCGGGATTCCGTGCGGAAGGACGTTTGGCTGCAACTGTGCCAGCGCCGTATCGAAACGCTACGGAGCCACGGGGCCGGGCCGATCGTGATAGCCGACGTCCGGTTCGACAACGAGGCTGCGATGATCCGCTCAAGCGGCGGCCAAGTGTGGCACGTCCGGCGGCCGGAGGCCGACGAGGCCGGCGTGGAGCACACGAGCGAGGCCGGAATCCAGGCGCTCGACGGGGATCGCATCATCGCCAATGACGGCACGATCGAGCAGTTGCGGCGCAGGGTGTTTGCCGCGATGCACGGGGGCTACGAAGCGGCCTAGCCGCCCGCTGGAACACAGGGATCACTACGGCCATGCCCGCACCTGAACAATCGTACAATGGTGGTAGGAGACAGAGCGACGTGATTAGCCGGGCACGGGTGAACGAAACGCTGTTCCGGCGATCGGCCAAAGGCCGCGAGGCCCTTGCTCCGCCCGGCGAGGGCGGCGAGCACGTCCACTACCAGCATCGCCGCAGCGTGGGCGTCGGCTGCATTACGAGCAGCAATAAGCAGTCGGTCACGTTTTGGGAGCTGCTGGCCTACGAGCTGGGCGTGAACGTCCAGACTGCCAAAGAACTGTGGGAAAAGGGGCTCATCAAATGACGAATGTCGCCACGGGTCCGGTGATTGCGGCCGGCAGCTATGACGACGTGGCCGGCAAGGTCTCGGCGTTCCTCCAGGCCGCGCGGGCCGCCGCCGCTGACGGCCTAACGTGGGCGGAGTTCGGCACGCTCCTCGTGGCCCTGCTTCGTATTTCGATCCAGGCCCTCGACGTGATGCAGAACCTCACCGGGGCGGAGAAGAAAGAGATCGCCCTGCACGCCGTTGCCAGCCTGTTCGACCTGGTGGCCGACAAGTGCGTGCCCTGGACGATGGCGCCGCTGTGGATGGTCGCCCGGCCTGCCGTCCGCTCGCTCGTGCTGGCGCTCGCCGGCGGGGCAACCGAAACCCTTCTGCCGATGATCCGGAGCCGCTGATGCTGACTGCGATTCTCCTCCTGTCTGCGGCCGCAGCTTTGTGGTGGCCGCAGGTTGTGAAGATGCTCGACCACGTTGACGTGCCCGAGCTGGACCGCCGGCACCTGGCCGCGGCCGGTCTGATTGCGGCCGCGGTCGTGGCGTACTCGTGGCGTATGCCGGCCGCACCGCCGGTGCCCACCCCTGCCCCTCCGGCCCCGGACGCGGGCATTGTGCTCGCCGGCAAGTTCGTCGGCCCCACTGCCCCGGCCGATGCCCAAATGCTCGAGGCCCTCTGCGATGAGATCGCGGCGTGCATCGAGCAGGACGGCATGAAAGAGCAGCCGCGGCTCACGACAGGCGTAGCGTTCGACGATCTGCGTGTCGCGGCCCGCGAGGGGCGGATGCGGGGCGAGAGTCTCGGCAGCCGGCAGCCGCATGTGCGGGACGCGATCCACCAGTACCTCGACCAGGTGGTAGGGGTCGCCGGCGGGCCGGTGACGCCGGATCAGCGGTCGAAGTGGGTCTCCGCATACCGCACCATCGCGAGGGCCGCCGCTGATGTCACGCGATAGGCGCAACGCTCTGACACTCGTGGCGTCCGTGGCGTTGGTCGTCGCGGCGTTCGTCGTCGCCGGCCAGGCCGGGCGGCGCGTGCCTGTGGCCGGCGACGTGCATGGCATGGGCTACGTCCCAAACCCGGCAGGGGTCCGCGAGTTCCTATCAGAGCTGGACGAGCCGATGTTTCGCCAAGCCGGAGCGGAATGTCTGGCCAAGGCCCAAGGCCGCGATACCTACCTGTATAGGTATGTCGATGCGGCCCACCGGGAGGTGTACGGCAAGCCGTTCGAGCCATGGAACCAAGGCCCGCACGGCTCCTGCGTTTCGTTTGGGTGGGGGCTCGGAAGTTTTTTCGCTCAAAGTGTGGATTGGGCCACCGGCAAGATGCCGCACCCGCCCAAGCTCGTCGCGACCGAGCCTATCTATGGGGGCAGTCGGACGGCCGCGAGGCTCCCGCCGGTGACGTTTGCGGGGTGGGGCGACGGCAGCTACGGGGCGGCGGCGGCTCGTTGGGTGGCCGGCCTCAAGAGCGGCCAGGGTGGGATCGTCTATCGTGAGAAATACGGCGACGTCGATCTGACGACGTATTCGATTCCGCGGTCGAAGGAGTGGGGTGCCTACGGCGCCCCGCCAGCGATCGGCAAGGCCGGCATGAAACATACGGCTAGGGCCGTCGCTCTCTGCGAGGATTGGGAGTCGCTGACGGCCGCGCTCGAGGCTGGGTATGTGGTGCCCGTCTGTAGCAATGTCGGATTCGCCAAGACAAACCAGCGTGATGCCGATGGGTTCCTGCCGCGTGGCGGCAACTGGAACCACTGTATGCTCCTGTGCTCGATCAAGTACGCGGCCAACAGCGGCAAGGGCAATGAGCCGCGGATGGTCAACCCGCGCGACGGCGTCTTGTGTTTGAACTCGTGGGGCAAGGGCTGGGTGGCAGGCCCAAAGCACCCGCCGGACCAGCCGGACGGCTCGTTCTGGATGACGCGGGCGGACGCCGAAGCGATTCTGCGGCAGTCAGATTCATTTGTCATAGGTGGGGTGAGCGGATTCGAGTGGCGAGACCTGCACCACGGAGGGTGGCTGCAGCAGCCGCCGGCCGAGCCCGCCAAGCCTGCCGACCCGCCGATCATTCGTGCCCTGGCTCTCTGATTGGAGTATTTCGATGAGGGTAGACCGCAACACCGTGTTCATCGTGCTCGCCCTGGCGGCTGGCTACTGGTTGGCGTCGTCCTCGAGCTCGCCGCTGGGGCCGCCGGCCAAGGATCGCCCGGTGCTGCGCTTCATCGCGCGGGCGGCGAAGTCGTTCCTCTGGATTGCCCTGGTGGCCGAGCAGCCGCCGACGGCGGGCGGCGAAGCGTATGCAATCCACGCTCCGATCGGGCCGGACGGGGCTCCGACACTCAATCACGCGCGGGGGTGGTGATGAGCCTGTGGCAATGGTTCCTCTCGTGCCTCGCCTGGCTGGCCGCTGACCCGGCCGCGGTGGACGTCGAGCGGCCGCGGGCTGCGGCGGCCGTGGCCGTGGCCTACGCCTCCTTCGCGCCGGAGCAGGCACCGCCGGCACCGCCGACGCCGGTCAATGAATGTGCGTGCGGCGGGACGTGCGTCGGCGGCAAGTGGAAGCCGGACGGCCATATCGTCCAGCCGTGCCCCTGCCCTGCATCGTGTAAGTGTAAGGCCGGCAAATGTCCGGACGGCAAATGCCCCCAGGTGCGATGAGCGTGGATGCCCTAGAGCAGCTTTCCGCCCATGTCCGGTACCGGCTGGGTGGCCGCGTGCATTACTGCAAGAGCTGGCGGGTGGACGAGCTGACGCGGCTCGTGCTGCGGCATTGGCCGCACAACCACCTCGAGGCGGCGGAGCGGTCCGGCGGCCGCCTTCATAAGAGCGTCGATCACGCCATGGTGCTGCTGCGGGCTCAAGTGCGTGAGCAGTGGGAAGCCCGCCACGGCGTCGGGCCGATGTGGCAACTGCTGCTAGCCGGGGCCGTGGCCGGCATTTCGCATGTGATTCTCGAACTGTGGTGGAGCGATGCCCGCTGGCGTGAGCGGCTCGCAGAGATCGGCCAAACCATTCGCGAGGGGAAGTAGCATGGCGCAGTCGTTTTCACTGTCGGGCGTGGTGCAGTTGAATCCTTCATGGGATGACGGCACGGCAACTGATGCCGTCGCCGCGAATGTGGCGTTGAGCCTCGACAACGGCACCGGCGCCGGGCAGGCGGATTCATTCTGGAGCAACACCTACTCCATCGCGGCCGGCCAATCGCAGTCGATCGACCTGACGGCGCTCGCCCGATCTGTATTCGGGGCGAGCGGCTCAATCAACATCTGGAAGGTCAAGGCACTGCTGTTCCGCAACCTCTCGACGGCTACCGGATTCACGGTTGGCGGCACGCCTTCTGACCGCTGGAGCGGCTTTTCCAGTTCGGGCACGCTGGTGGTCGCCCCGGAGGGCCTCGTCCTAGTGACGGCACCGCGGGCCGGGCTGGCCACGAGTGGGACGTCGAAGGCTCTGGACGTCGTGAACACGGACCAGGTCTATAGCCTGACCGGCAACACAACCACGGGGCAGGCGGCCGTCACGGGCCTGTCGAGCACGACGGGGCTCGAGGCCGGCATGAGCGTGGCCGGCACCGGCATACCGGCCGCGGCGAAGATTGCCAGCGTCACGAGCGGCACCGCGATCACGCTCACGGCCAACGCCACGGCCACCGCGACGGGCGTGGCTCTGACGGTCGATCGGCCCGCGGCCTCTCTGCAGGTGATTGTTGCGGGCGTGCTCGACTAACGGACCACGCCGAGCGCGGCGTCGGCCATGTCGAGCGCCGCCCGGCCGAGCCGGCGTAGCGGGGCCTCGGCCGGCGTGGCTGGGGCGGCGTGGGCGGGCGTGGGCATAGGCTGCCATTGGGGCGGAGCGGCGTGGCTGGCCACGAGCCCACGGTGGGCGGCGTCGATCATGGCGAGCTGCCAACGGGCCTCGACCACGAGCGACGTGCCCACGGCGAGCACGGCGAGCACCAGGGCGGCGCGGAGAATGTCGCGGATCATGCGGCGGCCTCCGCGAGCAGCTGGCAGGGGAACCCGGCAATCGGCGTGGCCGGGTCGATGATCCACTCGTAGGCGGCGCCGCTGGGGTGGCGGCTGGGCGGGAGCACTGATTGAGCGGCGCGGCCGCCAATGCGGATCTCCAGGTCGCCGGCTTTGACTGCGGCCGCGGCCGGCATCCACGGTTCCCAACGGAATAGGCGGTGCTCCCCGCGGGCGGAGCGCCACGTCGGCGTGGGTATGTCGAGCACGCCATAGGCTGCGAGCTGGTTGCGGCCGGCGGGGTCGTCGTATTCCACGTCGATCACTCCGGAGTCGGGGCCGAGGAGGATGCCGACGTTTGACCGGGCGGCGAGCCAGGCGGCGACGGTCTCCAGGTCGTCGGTGCCTTTGTGCTGCCAGCCGGCGCCGAGCGGCCGTTTCTCGCCACGGGCGAGGCGGACGAACAAGCAGCCGGCGGCGGCGAGGGGGGCGAGCGCGTGCATGGGCGTGGGTCTCCTTTTCACTCGTGGTCGGTGTCAGGGTCGGGAATGTTGTCGAGCATGGTGTAGGTCGTGCGGATCGGCAGGCCGAGCAGCCGCATCGCGTCGGCCACGGCAACGCATACGTCGCGGCAGCGCCACCACGACGGCGGATCGCCGCAGTCGGCGTAGGTGTCGAGGATCGTGAACTCGTCGGGCAGCGGGTCGCCGGCCACGAGGGCGTCCACCACGGGCCGCGTGAGCGGATCGCAGTTGACGTAGCCGGCGAGGCTGATGGTTGCCAACTCTGGCGGGCAAGCCTCGAGCACGATCGTGTCGGGATCGGCGGCGAGGATTTCGGCGGTGGTGCGGGGGTCGTGGGTCATGGTCTCGGGTCTCCTGGGGTTGTTGGTGAACACTGACATAATACCGATCGGCAAAATAGAGTCAAGGGGTGAGAAGTTTTCTGCGAACGTGGGCGGGCGTGGCTTAGTGCCTGCCGTCAGCTGGGCGAACGCGGGGCCGGCCTCGGCCCACCGGGTCGCGCTCGAAGCTCTCGCAAGCGGAGCGGAGTGCGAAATAGTAGCCGTCGATTTCGATGCCCTGCAGGCGTCCGGACTTGATAGCCTCGCGGAGCGTGATGCGGGCAACGCCGGCCAGGCGGGCGCCGGTCTGGATGCTGACGTATTTCTTTGGGTCGATGTTTGGCATGGGTGCATTATTGCCGATCGAAAGCCGCGGTCAATGCTGCGGCCGGCGTGGCTGGGCGGGCGTGGCTTCATAGGGGCGGCGTGGCTTGATAGGCGTGGCTGGGGCGGCGTGGCTTCGCCCGCCCGGCGGGCGTGGCCGGGCGGGCGTGGGCGTGGCTATAGGCTCTCGCTCCACGAGCGGGCGGCGGCGCGGGCGGCTCGGAGCCCGGCCGGGCAGTGGAAAACCCGGTCGAGCCGGTAGCCGGTCGCGTCGTGGGTGTAGCAATCGGCCGTCCAGTGGCCGGCGAAGTCTTTCCGGAAGTGGTAGCGGCCCACGAGCGTGGGGCCGCGGTGCAACTCCATCCCGGTGGTGGTGAGCGTGGCCGTCAATCCGTTCGGCGTAGTGGCGGGCGTGGGCATGGGCGTGGTTGTCCTGTGGTGGTGGTGGCGGGCGTGGGTGGGCGTGGGTCAATCCTCGAGCATGGCCACGAGCTCGGCCGCGGCGGCCTCGCGGATGGCGGCTGACACTGCGGCGGGCGTGCGGTCGCGGCGGCCGCCGCGGCGGCGCCGCTCGATCTCGGCGGCGGCGTAGTGAATTTCATCCTGGTAGTACCCGGCGTTGGCGGAGTCGGGGAACGCGGCGAGACTCTCGCGGGCGTCTGCGATGGTGTAGAGCAGTTCGGCCTCGGAGAGCCGGCGGCACCGGGCGGGGTAGTCTCGGTGGTCGATCGTCTTTCCGGCGTAGCTGCTGATGACGGCATAGGCTGGCATGGGTCGGGCTCCTGGTTGGGGTGGCGGGCGTCGGCCGGCGTGGTCGGCATCCCCCTGGCCGGCCGCGGCGGAGCCGGGGCCGGCGTGGGGGCGGCCGGTCAGCCTTGGTAGTCGGATAGGTAGGTGAGTTGGTCGGCCAGTTCTGGCGTTGTCATGCGGTCGAGGTGGGAACGCTCATCGGCGGCGAGCCCCTGCCCTGCGGCCTCGGCCGCGGCGAGCACGATTGAACGCCACGCGATACGGTGCCAGTGGCACCACGCCGGCGGCGCGTCTGGGCCGGGCTCGTATCGGCCGGCCGTGACGCCGGGGCCGTCCATCCATCGGGCGGCGGCGTCGATCTCTTGCCAGGGGCCGGCGTCGTGCTCGATCGTGGGCACGGGCGGCAACTCGGGGACCAGGTGGCGGAGCACGCGGGCGGCGTTGGCGAATAGGCGAAGGTGGTCGTAGGTGGCGGCGTTCATTTGTCGGGGTCTCTTGGTCTCGGGGTCGGGAGCCCGGCGGCGAAGTTGCCGCCGGGCGGGGGCGGCCGCGGTTAGCGAAGGATCTCCGCGGTGCTGCCGATCTGGTCGAGCACGGCGGCGGCGATGTCGTCGGCGGCCTCGCCGGCGTCGTAGTCGTGTCGCTCGAAAAAGACTCGGGCCTCGTGGACCGGCCAGCGGGCGCGGGTCGCGTCAAGGTCGATCGCAACGCGGACGGCGCCGCCTGGGATCGTGTCGCAGACCCGGTAGGGGATGTCTGCGAAATAGACTCGGACGCTGGGCCGGTGGGCTCCGTCTGCACACTGGGCGTTGTATTGACGGTGCGGGGCGTGTCCGTCTTCGATCTGGGCGCAAACTGAATCGGCTACATACTGAACGGCTTCGCGGTAGTTCATGGTCTCGGCTCCTCGTGTTGGGGTTGGGTTCAATCGGTCAACGGTCAATCGGTCATGCGGTGGCGGGCGTGGCGTTCGGCATCCACTCCACGAGCCGGCCCCACGGGCTCGGCTTGAAGCCGTGGCGCTCGAAGCGGGCGACGTCTGCGGCGTCGGAGCTGTCGACCACGGCGAGCCGGTCGGCGTCGTCGGCCATGAAAACACCGGCCGCGGTCGGGCGGCCGGTGAGCCGGTAGCGGTAGCCTGCGGCGTCGACGCCGGTACGGGTGGCGTAGTGCGGCGGGATCTCGCAAGCGGTGCGGGTCCACACAATGCGGGCGTCGGCCGCGGCCAGCTCGGCCGTGCGGGCGGCTTCGCGTCGGCTCTGCCGGCGGACGGTGGGCCGCGGGCCGCGGCGGTGGCCGGCGGCGGTGCCGACATATTCGCCGGCCTCCTCGGCCTCGGCTCGGAGCTGGCGGGCCAGCGTTGAGTCGCGGCGGCCGTGGCGGGCCTCGGCGGCGCACACCACGCCCCAGTATTGAGGCTCGCCATTGGCGGCGCCGTCAACGTCCACGAGCTGGACGGCTACGCGGCGGCGGGGGCAGAAAGTGCCGCACAGTTCACAGTGTCCGGCGCTGTCGGTCATTCCTAGAATCTTGAAGCGGTGCATGGGTCGGGCTCCTGGTCTCGTGGTCGTGTTGCCCGCCGGCCCTGTTGCCGGCGGGCGTGGGCATGGGTCAAGCCGTGACGGTCTCGGCGTCGGCCGCGGCGTCGTCGGCCTGGTCGGCGGCGCCGCCCGGCTGGAGAGAGTGCAGGTAGGCGGCCGCCCGGCTGGCCGCGCTGGCGGCGGTGAAAATCGCTCGCTTGTCGGCCTTCATCACTTTCAGCCATGAGCCCAAGTAGGCCGCGTGGTCGTCGCGGGGCTGGGCCTCGAAGCCGATGTCGGCTGCGAGAAATGCGGCGGCCAGCTCGGCTACCAGTTCCTCGGCCGCGTAGGCTTCGTCCCCGAAACGCTTCGCGGCCGTGAAGTCACGCGCGAGCCGCGACGTGTGGCCGGTCCAGTGGGCCAGCTCATGCACGAGCGTGCCGGCGTGGGCCTCGGGGCTCTCGAACGTGGCCGCGTGCGGCATCTGCACATAATCGCCGGCCGGGCTGTAGTACGCTCGTGCGCCGCCCTCGCGAACATCGGCGCCAGTGTGGCGGGCGAAGTCGAGCACGGCGGGCAGCGGGTCAACGTGGCCGGCCGGCGGTGGAAGCTGGGCCGTGAAATGGCCGGGCAGCCCGTCACACTGTTCCGCGTTGAAAACGGAGTAGGTTTTGAGAAACGGGATATTTCGGCGGACGGTCTCGCCGGCGCTGTTCTGTTCATCCTTCGCGAACGTGGAAGCGTAGACCACGGGCGTAGCCTTCTCGCCTTTCCGGACATGGCCGCCCAACTCTTGGGCCTGGCGGTAGGTGAGCCAGAGCGGGCAGGTGTAGCCGCGGCCGTGGGCGGTCATCCAAAGCCAAAGCACGTTGATTCCCTGGTACGGCTGGCCGTTGTGGCGGAGCGGTCGCGAGACCGGGCCGGCGGCGTGGCCGGCCTGCCAGGGCTGATGCCACGGGAGGACGTCGCCGGCCTCGATGCGGGCGACGATGGCGCTCGTGATGGTCTCGTAAATGTCGGCTCGGGTCTCGGTCTTTGTCGCGGTCATGTGTGCTCCTTCAAGGGGCTAGGGGTTGGCGGCCGTCGTGGCCTGGTTGGTGTATATTACCGATCGGCAAAATAGAGTCAAGGGGTCAAGAAATAAAGTCGGAGTCGTCATTCCAAGCGGCGTCGTATTCCGCCACGGCGGCGGCCAGCTCGCGAGCGGCGGCGAGCCGGGCGGCGTGGTCGTCGCGGCGGTGGCGGAGCGTGTCGGCCACGGCACGAGCCGTGGCAAGCCGGACGGCCGCGGTGCGGCGGCGGCGGTCCAGGTTGGCGGCCTGGTCGTCGGCGTCGTCGTCGGCCAGCTGGTAGCCGCGGTCGGCGGCCTCGATCGTGGCCACGAGCTGTCGGGCCTCGGTCCGCGTGTCAACGGTGCCAACGTGCCAGCGGTCGCCGGCGGCGTTCATGCCTTCGATCTCGAACCAGTAGCAGGTGCCGCGGCTCCGCGGGTCGCTGATTTTCAGAATCCGATAGGTGTGGGTGGGCGTGGTCATGGTCGAGGATCTCCGGGGGGCGTGGGAACTGGCGGCCGATTGCCCGCGGCCGTGTCGGGTTGTTTCGTTAGCGGGCGGCGCCGCGGCGGCGGGCGTGGTGCTCGATGGCCGCGGCCACGGTGGCCACGAGCACGACGGCGGTTAGCAGGTCGAGAGCGAAAGCAAGCATTTGGGCGGCTCCGGGTTGGCGTGGGTTCAGTCAGCGAACAGCGAAAGCGTGGCCGGCCGGCGGACGGGCTCCGCGGCCGTGAACCGGGGCGGCTCGGTGGCGCCGTGCTCGGTGAGCCGGAGCACGAAAAATTCGGCCGCCCACCAAGCGTCGGAGCCGCGGCCGCCGGCCGCGTCGGCGGCCGCGGCGAGGTCCCCCGCGGCCATAAGCTCGAAGGCCCGGCGGACGGCGGCCGGCTTGTCGGCCAGTTCGGCGGCGAGTCGGGAAAACTGATTTATCGTCATGGCGTGGGCTCCGGGGTTGGCGTGGGGGATTCTGTCGATCGGTAGATTAGAATGGTGCAGCTTCGCGGCGTGGGCGGCCGGCCGTGGGGTGGCGGGCGAAAAATGCCACGTCGGCGCGGCTGACGATCCAATTCCGGCCGGCTTTTCGGCCGCGGATCTTGCCAGACTTCACGAGCTGGCGGAGCCATTGTTCGGTAATGTCGGCGGCCGCGGCCGCGGCCACGAGCCCCAGCATTTCGTCGGTATCGTCGGCCGGCGAGGCCAGCTCGGCCGCCCGGTCGATAACCTCGGCCATCACGTCATCGGCCGGGCGGAGCGCGGGGGCGTCGGCCTTGAGGACGTCATATAGTTCGTCGGCCGTGAGCCCCATATCGGCCGCGGCCACGTCGATACCGCGGACCATCGTGGCATCCCCCGTCGTGAACGCTTCCCGATTGGCCAGCTTGAACCGGCCGCCGGTCAGCTTCGAGCAAGCTGCAAACCCACGAGCCCGTAATTCTGTGAGGCGCTCTACTTCCTGCGATTCGAGCTGGCGGGCCTCACGATAGAGCGTCAACACGGCCGGCCATTCAAGGCCCAGTTCGGCGGCTCGCGTCTTGTGTTCGTTCGTGTTCATATCGGTATTCTACCGATCGGCAGAATAGGGTCAAGGGCATGAACTGGAAAAATTTTTTTCGCCATCACGTTCGGCCGACGTCGGCCATCGGACATTTAGTATCGTGAGAATTTTGGCGGCTCGTGGCAGGCCGCCGGGCTCGTGGTGGACGTCATGCCCACGAGCCCGCGACGTCGGCCAGCTCGCCCGGTCGTGAGCTGGCCGGCCACGTCGGCCGGTCTCGTGGTGGAGCTGGCCGGGCTCGTGGTGGAGCTGGCATGACGTGGCCACGTCGGCAGGGCTCGTGGTCGCTCGTGGTCGCTTGTCGTGTTCACCATAAACACGAGACCCGAGCGACGTCGTCCAGGTGGGGCGGGCTCGTGGCCACGAGCCCGCTATCGAAATACTCCGGCGGCCGCCGGCCGCGGTCTATCGAAATACTCCGGCCGGCCATCGAAATACCCCCGATAGGGGGTCAAGTGTACGGCCGTACACCGGCCGGAGGCCGGGTCCTTCCGGCCGGCCGCGGCGGCCGGCCCCCCCTTCGAACTCCGCTTGATGATCGACTCCGTGCGCTCACCAGACCAAAAACCCAGATTTTCTGGCTCGGTCGCCATCCACAAGCACAACCTTGATGTCCACCAGTTGTGAGCTTCTGGAGATGGTCAACGTCACGACGTCGCCTACCTTCTTGCGTTTGCAGTACCGATGAATCGTGTTTGGGTGCTTCACGGGCACCTTGTTGATCGCCACCAAAGGTGCTCCAGGCACCAGGCCCGTCCCTCGTGCCTGCGATGCCGAATAGAACTTCTCGATCCTGATGCAGTTCCACTCCTCGTCGATCCGCGCCTCGAAACCGATGTGGGGCTCGGCCAAGGCTTGACCGCAGGCGACAAGTGAACAAAGGAACACTAGCAGACGCATGGCTACTCTCCTGGTTGGTGGTGGAATACTACCCGCCTGTGCGATTGAGGGCATCCACGAGCAGCTCCCGCGGCGTTGGCACGGTGCGGCCAAGGATGGATTGGTCGCCATAGCTCTGCTCGAAGACCGATCGCGTGTTGCCCAAGTGGCGATGGCCGGCATACGGCTGCTGCAATTCGACGTCTGTACCGCTTCCGCGACGAATCCACTTCCACGTCCCATCTCGGATTCCGGCCCGCTTCACGATCCGCTCCACCTGGTCTAGGAATGTCTCGCGGCTGGACGGCCACGGCATCACAAGGGCTCTGGGGCACGACGCGAGGCTCGCGGCCAACGCCGCCATCGTGGACGGCGAAAGCCGAAACGTGACGACCTTGCCCGTCTTGCTTTGCGTCCAGCAGACCGTGCCATCTGGCCGGACTGCCGAGACCGGCAGCTCGACTTGGTCTCCCCACCGGATTCCGGAGTCCCAGGCCACTCTGACGGCGAGATCCCACCAGACACTTCGGCGGAGTCCGCATTTGTGCCAGCGGGGAAGCGTTTGGCAGGCGACCAGGAGCCGCTCGACCTCCTCTTTCGTCCAGGCGGTCACGGGAGACTGCGGAACCCGCGTTTTCCGCACCCTTCGGCCCACGGGCTCCTCGCAGGCCCCGTCGTCCGCAGCCGCACGCCACAAGGCCAGCATCATGTTTTTCTTGCCCCTCACGGTGGCCGGCCGGCGAGTCGCGGAATAGTCGCGCAGCCAGGCCGAAACGCTCTTTTCGTCCAGAGAATCCAGTGGGACCGGCCCGCCGGCCCACCGCTCAAATAGGTCCGCCACGATGACGTACTGCCGGACTGTGTCCGGTTTCACGTCGCGGAGCAGGCTATACCCCTCCCTCGCATATTGCCCAAGTGTCGATGGGCCGGCTCTGCGGAACATGGTTGACCTCGAGGCGTACCACCAGAGGGGGCTCCTGCCCCCTCGCCAGTGGCGAGGCGTCCGTCAGTCTCCATTCCGACGTGAGCCCGTCAAACACCCCGCAAAGCCGGCAAATTCATGCTCTCGGCACGGTTTGTCAACTTATTGGATTTCGGCTGACCAACCGTTTCTTCGGTTCCAGTAGAGCATCGGTCTACGGAACCGAAGGTTGCTGGTTCGAGCCCAGCGGGGTGTATTGACGGTACCCGATTCACCATATGGATCGGGAACCGTGGCAGGCAAACGCCATACACTCCACGGAGGGCGATAATGGTCAGCAGGCATCCCGGCGGCAGGCCGCGGCAAATGCAGGTGTGCGAGCTTGGCAAGCGAATTGAACGCATGGCTGCCGCTCGCGGATGGAACCGCAAGGATCTCGCCGGTCGCGCTGGCATCACTCCCGTTTCGATGTGGGCTCTCTGTGTTGGCAAGTCGAAGCCCAAATTTGAAACCATCTGCAAGATTGCGGACGCTCTAGGCGTTCCGGTCACAAAGCTGCGATAGCGGCTTTTTCAGCGAAATTGTGTGCGCCTAAAAACTGCTGTTGACGCAGTTATTAGGTGTGCCTATGATCCCCGCCATGCGATGCCGAGAGTCGGCATCACGGTCACGGCGAGGGATACGCCAATGGCATCTACGGAACGGAAGCCCACGGCGGCCCTCCACTCTCACGGAGGTGCTCATGCGGAACGGAATCCGGATCGACCAGGACGGGCCGGCGACGAACAGGGGACGGCGGGGCGGGCCAAAGGTATCGACGCCCGATCCCAACGAGCTACTGATTCAGCTCGAGCTGTCTGCCATACGGCAAACGTGGACGCAACTGGGACGTCGCAATCGTCACGCGATGGGCGAGTATCGGGTGCGTCGTCTGGAGCCACTGGAGCCGCACCTGTCTCGCATGGTGAGCGAGACCGGCTGATTCTTGCCGTTGAGTCCGCCGCGATTGCCCTGCTCAACAGAGCGAATCGCAGCAAAGGGGCAACAAAGACCTTCGCTCCCGGCGAGATCGACGACGACAACATCGACCTGCGTATCGCCTCTGGCGACCGGCTGGCCATTTACGACGCGGTTGTGGCTGCGATCACCGATCTGCAGCACTGCCGCGACGAACTTGGCACCGTGCTCGTCGAGGAGCCTGACACGATGGCGCGGCTGGCAGAGTTGCGGGCGTGCAAACGCACCGCAGCCTGCACCGCGGCCATCTGCTCAAGCCGCTGGGGACAAAAGGATGCCGCGGCAACGGATTGCAGCGGAAAAAAGCGGAAGAGGACCGCAGGGAAACCGTCGAGCCCGTGATTCACGGCTGATGATCGGGCTTTTCAAGGAGTGTGCAGTGCTTGTTTTGTCGCGGAAAGCTGGCGAGTCGATCGTGTTCCCCGCGTTGGGGATCACCGTCAAGGTGAACACGATCGACTACGGGAGGGGTCGCGTGAAGCTCGGGATCACGGCGCCGACCGACGTCAACGTGATTCGCGAGGAACTGGAGCCGTTCGACCAGGTGAAAGTCAGCACGGAGGTTGAGCATGGAAAGCGTGATTAGGCGCGGCCAAGGACAGAGGAAAGACCACTACGACGCGAACGTGCGGGTAGCACGGCAGACGTATCGCCAGGCAAGGCTGCTGGCGGTGCTCAAGGCGGCGAGGGCCGCGATGGTGTCGATGCGGATGGAAGCCAAGGGTCTCTATCGGATTCACCCAGGCAACGTCGTGGCATTGTGTGCCGCGGTCGATGAAGCCTGGGACTGCGTGAAGGGAGTCGATGAATGAGTCTCAACATTGTTCGCGGCAAGATGCAGTCGCCCGTCCGTTGCGTGAAGTACGGAACAGAGGGCATCGGCAAAACGACGCTGGCGGCCCAGTGGCCGAACCCGCTGATTCTGGATACCGAGGAAGGTTCGTCGCGTATCGACTGTGCCCGTGTCGTCTGCCGTGATTGGCTGACGCTGGAAGGTGCGATGCACGAGCTTGCACGCGACTCGCAGGGGTTCAAGACGATCGTGGTCGATTCGGCCGATTGGGCCGAGCGACAGATCATCGACCACCTGCTCAAGAAGTCTGGGAAAAAGTCGATCGAGGATTTCGGCTTTGGCAAGGGCTACGTCATGCTTGCGGAGCACGTCGCCAAGCTGCTGTCCGCCGCCGACCAGCTCATCGACCGCGGCATGAACGTGGTTTTCGTTGCCCACTCCAAGGTGCAGCGGACGAGCCCGCCGGACGAAACCGAAGGGTTCGACCGCTGGGAGTTGAAGCTGACCAAGCATTCGGCGCCGCTGTTCAAGGAATGGTGCGATCTCCTCCTGTTCTGCAACTACCGGCTGACGCTCGTCGAGGGCCAGGACGGTCGCATGAAGGCTCGTGGGGGGAAGGAGCGTGTCATGTACGCCCAGCGTGCCGCGGCCTGGGACGCCAAGAATCGTTTCGGCCTGCCGGAGTCGATGCCAATGAGCATCGACCAGCTCGCAGGGATTCTCGGCGCGGCCGACGCCAAGCCGGGCTGGATGGATCGCGTGAAGGCCGCGGCCACGGCTGGCGACCTGGACGCGATTGCGGACGACGCGGCCCATGCCGTATCGCTCGGCCAGCTCACCGAAGGCCAGGCCGAGAAGCTCCGCAAGATGATCGACGGCCGGAAGAACGAGATTGAGCCCGCCGATGCGGAGGTGGCCAATGCGTAAGCAATCCACCAAAGCCGTGCGGTTCAAGGACGTTGCCGAAGCGTACCTTGCGGATCGTGTCGTCAGCTCGGTCTACCAGCAGAACGTGCGGCGTCTGGCAAAGGCCGGCGGCGTCGTGTCGGCCGATTCCGTGAACGCCTACATCAAGGCCCGCATGGCCGTCGTGTCTGGCATTACGGTTCGCAGCGAACGGACGATCCTGCTGTCGCTATGGCGCTATGCCTACGAGAAGCGGATGGTTGCCGAATGGCCGCGCGGCGTCATGCGGATCAAGGCCAAGAAGCCGCCGACACGGGCATGGACGATTGAGCAGGTACGGACGCTGCTGGACAAGGCTGGCGAGTATCGCGGCCACTGGATGCGGTCTGGTGCCAACATCGGTGATTGGCTCGTGGCGTGGATCTTGCTCGGCTACGAGTCGGGCAGCCGGCACGGCGACATTTGGCGGTTTTCGGCCGAGAACCTAGACGGTGACGTGCTGCGGTGGACCCAGAGCAAAACGGGCGACCCGCTGCACAAGGTGCTCACGCCGGCCTGTGTCGCGGCCTGCCTGCGGATGCTCGAGCAATCACCGGATGGCCGGATCGTCGGGTGGGCCTGCAAGCCTCGCCAAGCGTGGCGGTGGTGGCGGCAGCTCTGTGTCGCGGCCGGTCTTCCAGGCACGTCAAAGTGGTTGAGAAGGAGCGGAGCGACACACATAGAGCTTCGTAGCCCAGGCAAAGCAAGCCTCCACCTGGGTCATCGGACCGCAACCCTAGCAGCCCAGGCCTACATAGATTGGGGCCAGATTCGAGAGCACGCCCCGCAGACTCCTAGCCTCGTGGAGGTGCAGTGATGGCATGGCACGATTCAACGCCGTGGGCCAACCGCAAGAACCAACGCGGAGCCGTGGCGGTCGAGCGGCTGGCAAAGGTCAAGCAGGCACTTGATGCCTACGAGTCTGGCGACCTGCCGGCAATGAAGGCATTGAGCCAGATTCAGGACGTGGCAAACGGTGAGTCGGATCGCATTGTGCGAGTTGGGAATGTTCACAAGCCGGAGATTGAGACATGAAGTTCGACGATTGGGGATGGTTCAACGACGACAACGGACAGGCTTCCGAGTCGGCCGAAAAGCCGATGGCTCCGGACGGCCGGCACGTTTGCGAGATCGTCAAGGCCGTGGTGCGTGACGTGAAGTTCAAGGTTTCGGATGACAACCCGAACGGCACGTCACTGTGCGTTGACGTTGCCGTGCCGAATTGCCAGGTGGTCGAGGCGATCATTCCGCTCCAGATGCGCGGCCTGGTCGAAGCCGTCTGCCGCTCTGCCAGCGTCCCGCTGCCGCAGCGTGGTGAGGATTGGTCGGCCAAGCAGCTTGAAGGCCGCACGGTGACGATCGACACGATCCACGGGGTCGGCAAGTCTGGCCGCGAGTACGTCCGGATTGAGAAGTGGCATAAGGGAGCCGATCCGCTGCCTGAGGCCGTGAAGGCACGGGCACCTGCAGCTCGGACGCAGGCGGCCAAGGCCCACAAGGAATTCGTGGCGAATGGAGGCGGACCCGATGACATCCCGTTCTGATGAGGTATTTCGGCTGGATTTCTATGACGCCGCAATTCGCGGCGATGGTCTGATGACACACGTCAGCAAGGGCGTCCCTGTCCTGTTCAACGGCGATCCGATGGTGCAGCTCGCCCACGGCACGATCGTCGATTCGGAAGGCTGGCACGCGGATCTCGGCTCGGCCAAGCGTGCGGCCGCTGACCAAATCGAGCAGCTTGGCACCCGCCTGATGGAGCAGGCGGCCAAGTTGCGTGCGGAGGCGAACGGAGCGACCTAGTTCTCTTGCCACGGAGGGGCAAATGACAGGCTTGGAAGACCTGCCGCTGTTTCGCCAGCGGGGTCCAGAAACGTCGCGGATTGCGGCCAGCATGGCGGCCGGCCTACGGGCAGACCACCACGACAAGATCGTGCGGGCTCTGCGGCTTGGCGCCGCCGGGGCCAGCGAGATCGGAGCCCGGTGCGGCCTCGAGCCCCACCAGGTCGGCAAGCGGCTTCACGAGCTGGAGAAGGTCGGCGTCATAGTGCAGACCGGGCGGCGGGTGAACAGCTTGAGCGGGCGACCCGAGAGGGAATGGAGGGTCGCCTAGTGGCACAGTGCGTCATCTACACGCGAGTGAGCACGCGGCCTCAAGCCTGGGGCCACGGCCTGGTGCGTCAGCTCGAAACGTGCGTCGATCGTGCCAAGAAAGACAACGCCTACGTTGTCGGCGTCTTCACTGACGTTTGCAGCGGAACTGGGCCGCTTCCGCAGCGCGAGCTTGCTATTCGGACAGCAGAAGAGCACGGCTGCCCGATCTACGTTGAAGCAATGGATCGCTGGTCTCGCAAGGGGCCTTCGGATACAGGCTCATATGGCAGGATTGTTCTGTGTGCAGATTGGGCGGGCGAGTTTGCGGAAACCGTGCAGTCGCTCGTCGGTGAAATGCTACGAAGCACGAAAGGGGCCACGGATGGCAAATAGGTGGGAAGACATTGACGACGAGCGAGAAAAGTACCAGGCGTACCTGTGCAGCAGGGAGTGGAGCGTTCTCAAAAACGCTGTTCACGACCGCGCAGGCGGCCAGTGTGAGAGATGCTTTACTCGACCAATACAGGCCGTGCATCACCTGACATATGCCCGAAAGTACCGCGAAGACCTTCGGGACTTGCAGGGGATCTGCAACGGATGCCACGAGTTCATTCACGGAAAATCAGACGTTGACCCCTGTGCGGTCGAGGACAGGCCGTTCCACGTCCTTAAAGTCATAAGCCGCGACGGCGAGCTCTACGTTGATTGCGGCTATTACTGCGTTGAGCTATGCGGTTCGATAGGGATTTCGGTTTCCAAAGGAATGTGCGACCCGAAGGAGGCCGAGAGGCTGTTGCTGAATGCGATCAAGTGCGGCATGAGAATGAAAGACGATTCTCGCAATGAATCATCTGTTCATCCCGAGGAAGCGCCGCCGCCGCCACCGCCGCTTGTGATTCGCCGCGCAGCCGACGCTAGGCGTGATCGAATGAACAACAACCAGCAAACGCCGGAGCCGCGCACGACGTTTGTCATTAAATACAGGGGAAAGACGATTGGCGGTTGCAATGGCTAGTAGCTGGTTCCCATTCTTCGGCCGCGACTTCCTCGCCGCCACCACGGGCTGGACCGCTGACGAACGCGGCCACTACGTCACACTGCTGATCGTGCAGTGGGAGCAGGGCGGCCTGCCAGACGACGTGAAGCGGCTTGAACTGATCTCGCCAGGCATCCGGTCGTGCTGGAAGGCTATTCAAGACAAATTCCCGGTCTGGAAGGACGGCAAGCGCCGCAACCTACGGCTGGAGCACGAGCGGTCTAAGTCGCACGAACGGAGCGAAAAGGCCCGTCAGTCGGCCTCCCAGCGGTGGGCATCCGACTCGCAGCCTGAAAACGCCCCAAACCCCCCAGCCACCGCCGTCGATGTGGGCGAGCAATGCGAACGCATATGCGATCGCATATGCGAAGGCACATGCGATGGCACATGCTCCAGCGATGCTTCCATGTCCATGTCTTCTTCACCACCACCACCAGCACCTCACGGAGGGGAAAAACAGGGCTGGCCGGAGCTGCGGAAAGCCTGGAACGAGGGGGCATCGCAGGGCCGCAGGACGGCCTGGCAGTCGTCGAGCCCGCCCGGTGAGGCTCTGGACCGGCTAGGTGACGCCGGCTGGCTGGACGAGGCACTACGGGCGATCCCAATGCTCGCGGCCTGCAAGCGATTCGACGACCCGGTGACGCTGGGCCAGTTCTGCAAGCCGGATTTCGTGGCCAAGGTGCTTGGTGGCTACTGGCGCGACAAGTCTCGCAAGCCCGCCCCACGGGCCGGCCCCGACGACAAGCCGCCCCCGAAGGTCGATCCGGCCTTCGCTGCGGCCGCAGCCGCCACGAGAGAGCGCGAGGAACGGCGGCGGGCCGAGGAGCACGCCCGCCTGGACGGTGAGCTCGGTGATACGGAGATCGCAGACGCCCGCCGCGCAGTGCGGGCGAAGATACGCCAAGGAGTGACGGAATGACGCAAGTGATTACCAAAGCTGGCATTCAAGCGGCAAAAAGCCACGGTACAACGAAAAGGCAGATGGCCGTGCTCAAGGCCATCGCGAAGTGGATCGCCAGCCACGGATACCCGCCAACCTTCCGAGAGGTTGCTAGGTCGATGGACATTCACACGAGCGACGTATTCCAAAAGCTCGTCCGCCTCCGCCGCGACGGCGTGGTGGATTGGGAAGACGGCAAATGCCGCACGCTCCGCATCGTGGGAGGCGAATGATGGGCTCCATGTCGCGCCGCAAAGGCAAGGTGGGCGAGCGGGAATGTGCCGCCGAGATGGGCGAGCTGCTGGGCGTCGAGGCCCGTCGCGGCGTCCAGTTCCAGGGCGGCCCCGACTCCCCCGACGTAGTCCTGCCTGGCGTCAACCTGCACGTCGAGTGCAAGCGTGTCGAGCGCCTCAAACTGTGGGACGCCATCGACCAGGCCAAGGCCGACGCCCCGGCCGGTGCGGTCCCGTGCGTCTGGCACCGCTGCAACCGCCGCAAGAGCGTCGTGATCGTGGAGACCGAGCGGCTCGTGGACATGGCTATCGAAATACTCCGAGCCCGTGATGGTCGCTAAAAGCAAAGAGGCGATTGAGAATCGCCGGAAAGGCACGCTTGAGCGCGGCCGCGAAACGACGCGGCTGGGTGCCGACATTGGGGCGATAGCCCAGGTCGCGAATCCCGAACGCCGGGCCGCCTGCCGCGAAAGCCTCGAGCTGTTCCTGACGACGTACTTCCCGTATTCGACGGGCCTCTCCCCCTTCTCCGACGACCACAAACGGGTCATCACGCGGATTCAAGACTGCATCATCCGCGGCGGCCGGTTCTGCAATGCGGTCTACCGCGGGTTTGCCAAGTCCACGATCTCGGAGAATGCCCTGCTGTGGGCGATTCTGTACGGCCACCGGCGATTCGGGGCGATCTTCGCGGCCGAGGCCGGCCTGGCCGACAAGGCCATCACGTCGATCAAAACGGAGCTGTCGGACAACGACCTGCTGGCGGAAGACTTCCCCGAGGTCTGCCTGCCGGTGCGGGCCTTGGAGGGCAAGCCCCAGCGGTGCTCGTCGCAGACGGCCGGCGGCAAGCGGACGCATATCCAGTGGAAGAAAGACACGATCGTTTTGCCGGCGATTGAGGGGTCGGTTTCTGGCGGAGCCATCATCACGAGCAAGGGGCTCACCGGCTCGATCCTGGGCCTACGGCACAAGTCTGCGGACGGGAAGCAGCTCCGGCCGGATTTCGTGATCGTAGACGATCCGCAGACGCGGGAATCGGCCAAGAGCCCGATGCAGTGCCAGGCTCGGCTCGAAATACTCTTGAAGTCGGTGATGAAGCTGGCCGGCCACACCACGAGCATCGCCTGCGTCGTCAACGCCACTGTGATCCAGGTGGACGACATGGTTGACCAACTGCTCGACCAAGGGAAACACCCCGCATGGCAAGGCGAACGGATTCCGATGGTGCGGCAGTTCGCCAAAGCCCACGACGGGCTGTGGATGGACAAATATCGCGAACTGCGATGCACGTTCTCCTCCGACGTGGTTGGCGACCAGGCCAGAGCGCACACGGAAGCCAACGAGTTCTATCTGGCCAATCGCGCCGAGATGGACGACGGCTGCATGGTGTCGTGGGCCTCGTGCTTCGATCCGGAGCGTGAAAACTCCGCTATCCAGCACGCATACAACGCCTTGATCGACGACGGCGAAGACGTGTTTATGTCGGAGTTTCAGCAGACTCCGCTCAAGGACGAGGCGACGTCAACAGGCCTGCAGCCAGACGATATTCGCCGTCGCGTGATCCCAGTTCCGCGGTGGATCGTGCCTCGCGGCCTCGACACGCTAACGGTGTTCGTGGACGTCCAGCAAACGCTCTTGTATTGGGCAGTGCTCGGCTGGGGCCACCAGTTTCGCGGCCACGTCGTCGCCTACGGAGCGTACCCGGAGCAGCCGCGAGCCTACTTCACGCTCCGTGATGCCAAGAAGACGCTGGCGAAGGTACACGGCAACAACGTGGAGGCCGCCATCCATTCCGGCCTCGAGCAAGTCGCGGCGATGCTGCTCGACCGCGAGTTCGCCCGCGAGGATGATGACGCCGTTCTCCGCGTGAGCCAACTGTGCATCGACGCCAACTGGGCGCAGACACAGGGGGTCGTGCGAGACTTCGCCAGGCGGTCAAAGTGGGGGCCGCGCATCCTTCCGACGCACGGGCGATTTGTTGGTGCCAGCGGCCAGACGATCTCTGACAAGCCACCAGACCGCGGGGAGCGAGTCGGCGCCAACTGGCGGACCAGCACGATCGGCCGGCAGCGGCATTTGCTCTACGACACGAACGCCTGGAAGACGTTTGTCGCCTCTCGCGTAAAGCTACCGATGGGCGACCCGCTCGGGTTCACGCTGCACGACGGCCAGCACGAGATGCTGGCGGAGCAAATGTCGAGCGAGGTTCCGATCCGCGTCGAGTCAAAAATGCGGGTCGTGGACGAATGGAAACTCATTCCGGGCCGCGACAACCATCTGTGGGACTGTGTGATCGGCTCGGCCGTCGCCGCTTCGTTCACCGGGATCTCGGCTGTTGGCGTCCAGGCAAAGCCTGCGGCCGCACGCAAGGTTATTTCGCGAGAGGAGATGGCGGCGAAGCGGGCCGCGCTCCTGTCGAAGCTGGGGGGAAACAGATGAGCGAGTTCAGTTGGGCTACCGCGTGGGCGATCTTCTGCACCTACGTCGCGATCGACATGATGTACGCCTGGTATATCCTCGCGGTCGGCAAGCGACGGGCGTTCACGGCCGCGCTGCTGACGTCGATTATCTACTCGCTCTTGGCCTACGGCGTCGTGAGCTACTCCAAGAACATTCTGTACCTCGTACCGCTCGCCTCCGGGGCGTTTGCGGGGACGTATATCACAGTCAGATTCAAGCGTTGAGCCGCCGGCCGGCCGCCAGGCCGGCCACGCTAGGCTGGACGGTAGCCCCACGGAGGACTGCCGCCATGCTCGACGAGCCATTCGACGCCTTTGAAGACGACGACGTGGACGACATGGCGTTGGTGGAGTTCCTGTGACCCACGAAATCCGGGTCGTTCGGTGAACACTGGTACACTGGTGGTAGGGCATCGTAGATGCCGCTGCCTCTGGAGTGCCGGCCTTGGCGAACGAGGACGTTGTAGACGCAGTTGCCGCGAATCTCGCGCAGCCCCGTCGCGCCCGCACCGAGGCCGGCGAGGTCGAGCAGCATGAGCTCGACCGCCAGGTGGAGGCCGCCCGGTTCGTGATGGAGGCCCGTGCTGCCGCCGTGTCGCCGTTCCGGTCGCTCCGCATGGCCCGCATCGAAGCCCCAGGAGCCGGCGGCTAATGGGGCTCCTCTCCAAAATGCTCGGGCCGTCGCGGAGTCGCTTGCAGGCGACTATCGACGCACAGAAAGCCGCAATCTCCACCATGATTGCGGCGAAGTACGACGCCGCCCAGACGACCGAGCTAAACAAGCGGCATTGGGCCAGTGCCGACCACTACTCGGCCGACGCGGCCCTCTCGCCGGAGGTCCGCCGCCGGATTCGGAACCGTGCCCGGTACGAGATTGCCAACAACTCGTATGCGGCCGGCATCGCCTCGACGTGGTCGAACGACCTGGTGGGAACCGGCCCACGGCTCCAGCTCGATCTCGGGCCGGACGTGGACCCGGATGCCGTTCGGGCTGTGGAAACCGCGGTCTACGATTGGTCGGTGAACGTCGATCTGGCCAAGAAGCTGCGGATCGCGAAGACCAGCAAGATTTCTGACGGCGAGGTATTCGGCCTCAAGACGAACAACGGCCGCCGGCAGGGGGTGCAGCTCGACGTGAAGCTCGTCGAGGCCGACCAGGTCATGTCGCCGGAGGGGTTCCCTACCGAGACCGACGTTGATGGCGTGCGGTTCGACCAGGACGGCAACGTCACGGAATACTGGTTCGCCAAGCATCACCCCGGTTCGCTGACGCCGGGATTTGTGCTGGACGGCCGATGGGTCGATTCGGAGTACGTCTGCCACTGGTTCCACGCCACCCGGCCGGGCCAGCATCGCGGCGTTTCGGAGATTGCCCCGGCCCTCGAGCTGTTTGCCCTCCTGCGGCGATACACGCTGGCGGTCGTGACGGCCGCCGAGACTGCGGCCAACTTTGCGGCCATCCTCAAGACGACGATGCCAGCCGAAGGTGGCGGCGCGGCCCAGCTCGAAACGCTGGAGACCATGCCGATCGTGCGGGGCATGGCCGTGGCGGCTCCGGACGGGTGGGAGCCCGTCCAGATGAAGGCCGAGCATCCCACGGCCAGCCACGACGCATTCGTCCGGCGGCTCCTCAACGAGATCGCCCGCTGCCTCGATATGCCCTACATCGTGGCCGCGATGGATTCCAGCACGGCGAATTACTCGTCGATGCGGGGCGACTACCTCGTGTACCGCAAGCGGATCGCGATTGAGCGGAACGACATGGAGCGGGTGTTTCTCGACCCCCTGCTCCTCGCATGGCTCGACGAGGCCGTGGACGTTGGCGGCGTGATCCCACGCGGCCTGCCGCCGTTCGCGGCCTGGAATTGGACGTGGACGTGGGACGGCTTCGAGCACGTCGATCCGCTCAAGGAAGCCGACGCCGATGCGGCCATGGTGGCGGCCAACATGGCCAGCCTGGCGGAGGTCTGTTCGAAGCGCGGCCGCGATTGGCGGGTCGTGCTTCGGCAGCGTGCCGCCGAGAAGCAGCTTGAATCCTCTCTTGGCATCGAGCCCGCACCGCCGGCGCCGGCGACGAGGCCCCAGCCGCAGGAGCAAAACGCATGAATCGCATTTCGCTTTCGACCGAGCTGCGTATCGAGGCGTCCGAGCCCGGCAAGGTGCCGACGTTTGAGCTGGTCGCCTACACCGGGGCCGCCATCCGCCAGGGGTGGAGCCGCAACCCGCTGGTTGTGGATCTCGAAGGCATGAACACGGCCAAGGCGTCGATCCCGATTCTGTGGGCTCACGAGCGGTCGCTGGATGCCGTGATTGGCCGCTCGACCGAGATCGTGAACGACGGGTCGCAGCTCGTCATTCGCGGCGAGCTGCTGGCCGAGGGCGAGATCCCCGAAAAGATCGCCCGCCTCGCGCGGGCCGGCATCCCATTGCAGGCGTCCATCGGTGCCGACGCCGGCAACATCGAAAACGTCAATTCCGGTGGGGTCGTGGCCGTGAACGGCCGCGAGTTCGCCGGGCCTGTGTCGGTGGTTCGTGCCTCCGATCTGCGGGAGACGAGTGTGGTCCTTTTTGGTGCGGACGCCAATACGTCCGCGGCGATCGCTGCCGAAGCGAATGAGGGTGTTTCTATGAGCGAGCAGCTCAACGAGAAGCCCGTCGAGGCCGCCGCGCCGCAGACGGAAGCCGCGACGATCGTCGCCGCGGAAAAGAAGGTCGAGGCTCCGGCCGTGACCGCCGAGGACATCGCAAGCCTGGTCTTCGAGAAGATTCGGGCCGAGCGGCTGGCCGAGGTCCGTGCCGAGCGCCCCAAGGCTCCTGCCGTTCACGTCGTTGACGTGGCCGCGGCCAGCGAGCCCAAGGTGATCGAAGCGGCCCTCTGCCTGGCCGGCGGCCTGCCGGGGGTGGATCGGCTGTACGACGGCAAGACCCTCGAGGCTGCCGATCGGCGTCGTGGTCACACGTCGCTGGGTGAGGTGCTCATCGAGGCCGCTCGTGCCAACGGCTACCAGGGCTCGGCTCGCATCTCGGCCGGCAATATCCGCGAGGTGCTGGCGAGCGGGTTCGCAACCCACTCCATCAGCAACGTGCTGGCGGCGACCTACGGGAAGTTCCTCCTCCAGGGCTTCACGGCGGTCGAGAGCAACTGGGACATGATCGCGTCGGTTCGCTCGGTCTCCGATTACAAGTCGGTCACTGGCGTCCGCGTGACGGGCGGCTTCGAGTTCGACGAGGTTGGCAACGGCGGTGAGCTCAAGCAGGCCGAGGCCGGCGACGAGACCCGTTCGATCAAGGCCAACCTCTACGGCCGCATGTCCAGCATCACGATGGTTGACATCGTGAACGACGATCTCGGTGCGTTGAGCGTGGTCCCGCAGCGGCTCGGCCGTGGTGCGGCGATCAAGCTCAACAAGGTGTTCTGGTCGGAGTTCGAGCTGAACAACGGCACCTATTTCGCGAAGGAAACGGCCGCCAGCGGCAACGCCCTCGCGATCGGGTCGCTCAAGACGGCTGCGGCGTCCTACCGGAAGCTCAAGGACGGCGACGGCAACCCGCTCGGCATCTCGCCGGCGATGCTGCTCGTGTCGCCGGAGAACGAGATCACCGCTTCCGAACTGATGAGCGGCTCGCTGCTCATCACCGGCGAGAACTCGACCCGCACGAACGTCAACGTTCTGGCGGGCCGCTACCAGGTGGTCGCCAGCTCCTACCTCACCAGCGCTTCGACGTGGTGGCTCGTGGCCAACCCCGGCGAGCTGCCGGCGATGGAGGTGGCTTTCCTGCAGGGTCAGCGGACGCCGACCGTGCAGCAGGCCGAAGCCGACTTCGACACGCTGGGCATCCAGGTGCGGGGTCACTTCTCCTTCGGCGTGGCCAAGGCCGAGTCGAAGGGTGCCTACCGGATGGCGACGGCCTGAACGGCGTGATGTTCAACGTGCCCGGCGGCGGGAGCCCAATCCCGCCGCCGGGGTTCCGATCTCTCAATTTCCAGAACCAAGAAAGCTAGGTGATCCAAATGGCTCGTTTCGTGCAGGAGGGGGAGGCGATCGACTACACCCCCAGCTCGGCTCTCGTGGCCGGCAAGATCGTGGTGCTCGGCTCGGTTGGCATCGGCATCGCCCAGACGGCGATCGCTGCCAACGTGAAGGGCTCGCTTATCGTCGATGGCGTGATCGAGCACGCCAAGGCGTCGGGTGCGGTGACGGCGTTCGCGAAGGTCTACTACGACGCCACGAACGACGTGCTCACCACGACCGCGACCAACAACACGTTGGCCGGCTACGCGGTGCAGGCCCAGGCTTCCGGTGACGCTACGGCGACCATCAAGCTGATGAAGGCCTAGTCGAGGTCGCGCGCACGGGCCGGGGGTCGGGCAGCGTCACTACGCCGCTCGCCCCCGGCCCCGGTGGGCCAGGAGTAGAGCTGTGCAGGACTTGATGGCAAAGGCCGAGGCGTGGTTTGAAGGCCAGCGGCGGGAGCATCTCGCCGTCCTGGTTGACTACCAACCGAAAGTCGGATTGCCGCGGTCCTGCAAGGCAACGCTCGTGACCGGCCGATGGGAGGCCATCGACAAGGCCGGCAACATGGTTCGGATGGAGACACGGGATTTTTTCATTCACCGCTCTGAGCTGCAGCAGGATCCGAAGCGCGGCGACCGGGTGGTGGTGACGGAGAACGGGGCAAGCAAGAGCTACGAGGTTTGCGTGCCGGACGGCTCGCAAAACGCATGGCGGTGGGCAGACCGCTCGGAGTCGATTCGCAGGATTCACACGATGGCCGTCGCAGGCTCCACCGCAACGCCGAACGAAACGCTCCTGGTGCGGGCGGTCGGTGTGTCGAGCGCGGCCAGCATCACAGACGCCCAGATCGTGGCCCAGCTTTTGCTCGATCTCGGAACCAACCGCGTCGTGTCGAAGCAGCTCGCCCCGGCGTCGGCCTACGTCTACGTCGTGCTGCCAGTGAGCATGGGAGAGCCGAGTATTTCGATAAACGGGTTCCCAACGTCTGCCTGGGAGATCACGACCAGGTCGATCACGTTCTCCGGCCAGGCCGCCCGGCCCTACAACGTGTTCCGCTCAACCTACGCCGTCACCGGCAGCCTCAAGCTCGAGGTGGCGTGATGGCGAAGATCCCCGGCGTCAACGTCATCGCCCCGGTCGTGCCGTTCGACACGGCCGACGTGCATCCCTCCCATGATGCCCGCTACGGACGCGGCGGCTACCGGACGGTGGCCACGCTGGCCGATCGGGACGCCATCCCGGCTCCACGCCGCGAGGCCGGAATGCTGGTGTTCGTGGCGGCCGATGAATCGACGTGGCGGCTGGCCGCCGACCTGACCGCGTGGGAGCCGTTCACTGCCGGCGGCGGTGCGGTGGAGCTGGCATTTGCCGGCGGTGCGGTCGATCCGCTCATCCTCACGATCACCCAGCAGGTACAAGAATGACCACGCCAGCCACGTTCCAGACCCGTGTCTCGTTCGACCACGTCCGCAACACGGCCGCCGGCTTCACGACCGCGAATCCCGTGCTCGGGTACGGCGTCATCGGCCTGGAGACCGATAGCGGCAAGATCAAGGTGGGCAACGGAACGACGGCCTGGTCATCCCTGCCCTACTCCGGCGGCGGTCCGGTCGAGTGGTCCGCGATCACCGGCAAGCCCTCGACGTTCACCCCGGCGACACATACGCACGCGATTGCCGACGTCACCGGGCTCCAGACGGCCCTCGACGCGAAGGCCACTCCGGCGGACGTGACTGCGGCGGTTTCCAGCGTCATCGACGCAGCCCCGGCCGCCCTCGACACGCTGAACGAGCTGGCCGCGGCCCTGGGCGACGACGCCAACTTCGCCTCGACCGTGACGACTGCCCTCTCGGCCAAGGCCCCGCTCGCGAGCCCGACGTTCACCGGGACCGTTTCCGGCGTCACGAAGGCAATGGTGGGGCTCGGCAACGTGGATAACACGTCCGACGCCAGTAAGCCCATCAGCACGGCCACCCAGACCGCCCTGGACGCCAAGGCGGCCGCAACCCATACCCACGTCATTGCCGACGTGACGGGGCTCCAGACGGCCCTGGACGGCAAGCAGGCAGCCGGCAGCTACGCGGCCACGGTTCACACCCACGCCATCGCGGACGTGACGGGCCTGCAAACCGCCCTCGACGGCAAGGCCGCGTCGAGCCACACCCACACGTCGGCCGCGATCACGGATTTCACCACGGCCGTCCAGGCTGCGGCCCCGGCAACGACCGATGCCAGCCTGCTTACCTCCGGCACGCTGGCCGATGCCCGCCTCTCTGGGAGCGTGGTGCTCACCACAGACTCGAGGCTCTCCAACTCACGGACGCCGACCGCCCATGCGTCGAGCCACCAGACGGGCGGGGCCGACACGATTGCGAACGTCGTGGCGAGCCCGGCCCAGCTCACAGCCGACCAGAACGACTACGCCATCGGAACCGGAGACATTTTCCGAGTGTCGGCAAGCGCGGCCCGCAACATCACCGGGGTCGTGGCCGGCACGTCGGGGCAGGCCGTGCTCCTGGTGAACGTCGGCACGTTCGCGATCACGCTGAAACACCAATCGACCAGCTCGGCCGCCGCCAACCGGCTCGTTGTGCCGTGGGCAGGGGATTACGTCATGTCCGCAAGCGGCGGCGCGGCGCTCCTGGTCTACGACGCGACCGATAGCCGGTGGCGTGTGGTCTGACCGTCGTTACATCCCTTACTGAAGCGCAATTGGAAGTAGTGCCATGCCCATGAGTCCCCGCCTCCTTCGGCCCAGGGCAGCATCCGGCTTCGATCCGCGAGCGATCAGTAATCTGGCCCTGTGGCTAGACGCCAGCAACGCTAGCAGCCTGACGTTCAACGGCAACACGGTCAGCGAGTGGCGCGACCTGTCTGGAAATGGCAGGCACTTCTCGCAGAGTACCGCCGCGAATCAGCCAAACGCGACAACTCGCACGCAGAACGGGCGGCGGGTTCTGGATTTTGACGGCAGCACCAGTAGGCTCGTTGGTAATGCTGCCACGCTGAATCTCGCACGCAACATCAGCGCAATGACGATTGTGGCTGTAGGGGCATTTGATGTAACGACTCCGCCTGCCGGGCAGGGCGGCCGGCATTTGCTCTTTATCAGTAGAGGAGACAGCGCCGCTTCCGCACGCCTGGCATTTGGTGCAACCGCATTTACGGGAGGGATTCCCGCTGGGTTCCAGTTGTTTGGGCGGCGAAACGATGCCGACTCATTTCAGGAAGTAACATCAACGCCTAACACAAGCCCGCACGTCTTCACCGCTACTGGGAACTACGGGGCTGCATTAGCAAACCTTCGCATTGACGGCACCAGCACTGCAACCACTAACCCTTGGCTCACGGCTGGCAATACGCCCAACAACGACAGTTTGGCCGTTGCAATTGCATTTGATAGTTCTAGCGGCAACCACCTTGACGGCGTTATCGCTGAGTTAGCCGTCTTCCAAAAGGCTTTGACGGTCGCAGAAGCGTCAGCGATTGAGCGTTACCTTGGGGCGAAGTGGGGAGTGACGCTCTACTCGCCCCCGACATACGCCGACGCCGACGTAAACGCCTACATCACTGCCGTCGAAACGGCAGACGGTGGCGTGGCCCTTGAAGCCGGCGTCCGCGATGCGATCAACACCTTCATCACCGGCTGCAAGAGCGATGGCATCTGGTCTGCCATCAAGGCATCCTGCATCCTCATGGGCGCTCGCACGCTTTCCGGTGCATTGACGCCGCTGGTTGGGTCGGCACCGACGAATAACAATTTCGTCAGCGGCGATTACAACCGGAAG